GAATTATATTTAACTAAATATTTAGTATATTAATTAATAATTATTATACTGAATTTGTAGATTAATATAATGCGATACATTATATTATAAGTTTATTATGCGGTGGGTTTAACATCTTTCGGGTTTCCACCCTTTTTACCACCTTTGCCACCACCGTTTGTAACAGGGGCTTTGTCACCATCTTTGGCAGGAGGAGCTTTGCCACTATCTTTGGGAGCAGGAGTATTAGCTACGTGTTTGGAAGTGGGTTTCGGAGGAGGCATTATAATCATATATAACAAACTATATTTAGATTCTAATCGCATCAAAAATATAATCACCGGACTTAGAATTCATGACATTTTATAATATTATGTAAATGCGATTGTTTATATATTAATTTTATATAATACTTTGTAAATGGACGCTCCACAGAATGATATTTGGGGACCTGAACTCTGGATGATTCTTCATTCAGCGGCAGAACGCATTGGAACATCGCATGTAAAACTTCCTCAAGAAGAGTTACGATTATGGACTAACTTATTAATGAGTCTCCGATTCTCTCTTCCATGCCCAATCTGTAAAAAACACTTTACTGTCTATTTGTTATCAACTCCGATTAAAACATTTAATCGGGAATTTATTCGAAATTGGCTGTATAATATACATTGTCAAGTGAATGATAGAACTGAAAAAAGGGTGGAAATTACTATAGATCAAATACCAGAAATCTATAGTAAACCTTTTAATTTTTCGGCGCATTTTAGTACAGTAAGTGATCAAATGAACCGGGCTTTACGATTAGGATGGTCATCTCGCGCAGATATTCAAAAAAGTATTCGGTTTTTTGAAGAACTTAAGAGGTTTTATGACTTTTTTTAGTTATTCAGCTTCTATATTTATTTGGTTAATAAACACATTTAATTCATACATATATATATTAGTTAACTCATCTATAACATTATTTTTCGCATCCTCAAAAGCTTTATTAGCTTCATCGATCGCTCTAGTATCAGAATTAAGGCTATGTATGGCAGTATTTACGACAGTTATCGTATTATATAATCTGTTTATATATTCCATATTGGGAGAAACTAATGTAAATATAATATTGTCAGATTTAATAACATTGAACTCTAAACTGTTATATAAAAAATCAATACATAGCGGACCAATAGATAATTCGGCAATTACTTTGGCAAGTAATAAATGATTACTAAATATAATATGAGAAATTTCATTTAAAGACTTGTTCATATCAGGCTCATCAATAGCTATACAGAGATGACGTTTTGCCTCTATCTCGGCTACAACGGCTTCATCTATTGCGGTTCTTAAGGATGTTATTAATATTGTATCATTTTGTACCAAATTTTCTAACCAATATTTTCTATTAAGCGCATTTGCTAATGTTGTGTGTGCTTTCCGTGCCATATTAAATAATAAGCCAATATAATTGCTCTGGCAGAAAATATAATTATTACCTTCTTTCCATGTATTAAAAGTCGCTAAACAATATTCATCATACGTACGCATACGCACTAGTTCCGCGCGAATATTTCTTGTCATATTGTTATAACTATAAATATCTAGAAGACGTTGTTTAGCTTTAGTAAGTGTATCATTCTTCATATTAAATGCGTATTTTGCTTGGGCCATTTTCATAAATATGTCTATCGCATATGATGGTACACCAGACGTATCCGTAATTTTATCTTTAGATGCTGCTATTTCAGACTTTATTATATTATTACATATAAAGTCCATATTATGACCACATATAATATATTAGTTTTTATTATGATTAAATATGTACTGGAATACACGCAATCGGCGCATTATTTATAGCACTCGGTGGAAGAAGGCGACTGGCAATTCCAAATAAATCGGATAATCTATCTTGACCAACTGCACTGAGTGCTTTATACCAACCATGTCCTAGGAATACGAATCCAAATGTTGTTAATATCATTCCTAACATGCTTTCACATCCGCTGTAATATCTAAATCCAAGGGCTATTAAGGCGAATACAAGTGTAGAAATCATGGCAATAATTGCCTGTGTCTTGCGATTTGTAACCTTCTTATCTAAATCAGACGCGTCTGTACTTGTTACCGTTAATGTTGTAGCAGGTGATTCGCGATTATACAACTCTAGGCCATTTGTAAATATATAACCAATGAAAAATGCGACCATAGCCACCCAGGATGAGGATATAATTGTCTCTCCAGAGCCTTTACTATTAGTAGTGCTATTAGCGCTGCCAATAGGGAGTTGGGAAAATGGAATAACTACTTTACATATGTCACCGAATTTAGCTTTAAACGGATTATATGATATATATGAAAATATAGCGTCACCTACTGCATTAAGACAAACTGCGACACCTGGTGTTAAAACCAAATATCCCACTAAAAAGAATAGAATCGCATAATTGGCTGTAAAAAGACCCAGAATTGACAGAGTTCCTGCTATTGTTAGCGGAAGTGTTAAAATACCGCCGTATAGAAAAATGCGAATGTCTGATATAATATCCCTTAACGAATCCATTTTAATCCTACTATTTTAGTATTTTAAAATTGAGTAATCATATTAGATCAGGTCGATTCCCCTTTTGACTCTTCTTTAGAGCATACGTAAATTGGAGAGCCTTCCTTTTCTTTATTAACTAAGTATGGTAGTCCAAGAAAATTAATTGCTTCTTCTCCAAACACCGCCTTATTAATATAGAAAAATACAGTGCCTACAATAATTGCCATAAATATAGCTACTGCTATTTCACCTAGATTATCCTGGCAATAATGCCACCTGGCGGCAACAAAAGCTAATACTAATATGGCAATAAACGTATATGCTATTTTACTTCTTGCGGCCCATTCAGGTCCCATGGTTTCGGTAGTGCTTGAAAATTCCTTTGTCGCTAATCCTAAATATGTACCAATCGCGGATACTGAATATAGTCCATATGACGGGTAAGGATCGTGTGAAAATATCCTATCAACGTTAAATTGCGGAATTTTGTATCCAGATCGACACTGTACTTCAGTTGAGGACCGGGACGGTCCTACCGCCTGTGATGATACCCATCCTATCAATTTATGTGATAGGACGGTTTCAAATATGAAAACCGCAAATATTCCAAATGATTTATTTAGGGTTAAAAAATACATTAAAAGTGATCCGAATAAAATTGAGTCTGGCATTAACATATGAATCTCAGTTATAGACCTTATTACCGTACCACCCATAAAGTCTGTGATCTTATTCCATGCTGTTTTATCGGCCATTTCCCTATTTATTCATTTTAGAAAACATAAAGCTTTGACACGTCTGTAATATAATGGGTATTCCATCATATTACAAGAAACTTATTGATACTGTGCCTGGATTAGTTAGTATAACCAGTGTAACTAATGATATTGAATGGCTCTTTATGGACTACAATTGCCTCATTTATCACTGTCTCCATAGAAGTGATACTCCCGTTTATGCGCAGTATACTACAGATAATGACTTATGGGAGTCACAATTTCTTGAATGCGTCGTGAAATATACACTCAAAGTTATTAAAAAAGTTAGCCCCAAAACGGGTGTATTCATCGCAGTTGACGGCGTTGTTCCCATGGCTAAAATGCGCCAACAACGTCTTCGCCGCTTCAAATCTATCTGGTTGACACAACATCCTGAATTTAACGATTGTGGCGAGCATGCAGCAGGTCCTGTATGGGACAGAAACTCCATTACTCCTGGAACAGTCTTTATGACGAAGCTTCGGAAACGCCTTGAAACTATGATAAATCAGGATGGTAAAAAATCATGGGTACTTAGCTCAAGTGATGAACCTGGCGAGGGCGAGCATAAAATCATCGCAGAATGGCGTAGTCATAAATATACAGGAAACTTCGCTGTATATGGCTTAGACGCAGACTTGATTGTACTTACAATTCTTGGTCGTGAACTTTGTGGGTTTGATAAGGTATGGCTCTTTCGTGAAGAGGTAAATGCGGGGAAAATATCATATGATTCAATTGGAGAGGAATTATTTGAATGGTTCTCAATTAACGCATTAGGCGACTGGTTATCAGCGGAGTTTATAGATGCTGCGCCTAGGCGTCGAGCTTTTATTCTGAATTATTGCTTTGCCATGTCCGTTTTAGGCAATGATTTTCTACCAGGATCTCTCGGTCTTAAAATTCGTGAAGACGGTCATTCTGAACTTCTTGACATCATTCGGACACTTACCCATAACAATGTTGCACTTGTTAACCCAGAGACATTACAAATCTCTTACGAAGGTCTTAAAACACTCTTTACGATTTTATCTGGTAATGAAGAGGCGCGCATACAAAAGTACATTCATAAAAAACAGATACTAGCACGTAATATAAATGGAAATAATGATGGAGCTGACATAAAACTTGGAGATAATAACTGGCCTCTATCACACATTGAGGAAAATGTACTTGTCAACGGTAAAATGCTACAACAAAGCTGGAAAGAAACCTATCTTACACACTTCTTCAATGGATTTACTTTCAATAAGAGGGCAATTCATAGGGTGTGTAAAGACTACTTATATGGTATTCAGTGGATTTGGGCGTATTATACAGGGGTATATGAAAATGTTTGTTTCAATTGGTTTTATCCCTTTAATCTTCCACCTCTCTGGATATGGCTCAAAGATTACTTGAATGAATGTGTGATAATGCCCGAGTTTCCTGATAAAGTTCTAGTTAGAGCCACCGATATTCGACCAGTTGAACAGTTGGTTCTGGTGCTTCCGTTAGAAAGTTGGTCATTGATTCCGTCGTGCGTAGAAAAGAGATTGCCTGAACTGGCTCCACAGTTTTATCCATCTGCTTTCTCATTTGAATCCGTTGGAAAAAGATACTTTTGGGAATGTGAATCAATGATTCCCTTGCCGAGTATTCTTGAGGTTAAAGAGATTATTAGGATTAATACTAATATAGATGGTTAAGTTTCGTATTTCGCTAGATTTGTATAATTTTAAGAATACTAAAAAGAAGTATCGTAAGAAAAAGATTCTACAATATTATAAAACTCTGGCCAATATTATTGAAGATAGCTGTAATTCTGATATTAAAAAAAATTACGAACCCTTAATTAAAATTAAAAATACTATTTTTAATGAGCCAGATATTAATGCGGGAAAAATAAATAAAAAAGTATCTTTAGAATCCATTATGAACATTGTTTTTCCTCCTTCTATGAACATTGATATACAATATATTATGACTTTAAAACGAGAAGAGCTAGCGATTAAAGAGTTCTGTAAATCTTATATGATTAATGTAAAGAAAGACTACAAAGACCTGCGGTCAATGTACTATTCTAGTAAAATTATTCGATTTGTAGTAAAACTAAGAGAATTAATGAATGCTAATGTTCTATGGCAGCGTTATATGGAATATAATAATCTTAAAACTGATTATGTACCTGTTATTTCCGTATCAGATGCCGCAATTATATCACTTAGTTAGATTTGAACCAAATGTGTAAACACTATAATACTCGTTAACTATCTAGAACGTAGAGATGATTTAAGTAATCCAGAAAAGATGCCAATACAACATGTAATAGCTACTTCTTCAACAATTGCTTTTTCAACATTTATATTAACAATTTTCGATATATCGATCATAGTTTCTAATGTTAAATCAGCTACATTATCATACATAACTAGTATATTTTTTCTATGCGATTCATCTAATACTATCTTACTTATTAAAATATGACCTAATACTAATACCACCGCCTTCTTATCTTCTCCAAGTATTATTAATCCTGCTATTTTAATATTTTCTAATTGTTTAATTAATTGTCCAATTATATTGTTTATTTGAATCATATTGTTAATTGTATCATTAATTATAGTGTTTTTAATAATATCGATCATTACTGTATTAGATTTATATAGATTTAAAGCAATTTTCCTTTGATTAAGTGTTAGTGTACTTTCATTAATCATTTTAAGACCATCTATAGTTTGACTAATTACCATATTTGGTACGTTAACTATTGATGTTATAATAGACGCTGGTATATTTATAATCGTATTATTTATAGTCGTAGCAAGCATATCAATTGAGTCTACTGCAACAGCAGCTGCTAGGGTATCTTGGGTATATAATGCTACAGTACTTGCTACTGCGATAGTAGCCGCCTGTGCCACTATATCAGTTGCTGCTACAACTGCTGTAACAACTGACTTTACAGGCTCTATTTGTGCCATTATATCAGATGCTGCTACAACTGCTGTAACAACTGACTTTACAGAATCTGCTTGTTGAACCATAAATACTTCATCTATTTGGATTGGCATTTCTGCTACAACGGCCTTTACAGACACGGCCTGTGCCGTTACAACTTCTGCTACAACGGCCTTTACAGACTCAGTCTGTGCCGTTACAACTTCTGTTACAACTTCTGCTACAACGGCCTTTACAGACTCGGCCTGTGCCGTTACAACTTCTGTTACAACTTCTGCTTCTACTACTTTTAGTGCTACTTCTGCTTCTACTACTACTACTACGTTTAGTGCTACTTCTGCTACATTACCATATGATGTTGTATCCGTACCAGTTATCTCTTTGACAGGCTCTGTAACTTCCACATTTACATTTTCTTCTAACTCTGCCATTTTATACTATAATAATATATTTAAATTTAATTTTCATCATCCTTCCATGATAATAAAATAACTGATATAATTGATAATGATA